TAATTTCGCTGCCTTAACTGACTCTTCTAACTGTCCTTTTTTGGTTAATAAATTTTTTGCAGCAACTTCTTCTTCCGTATGAGATAATTCATATAATCTATCTTCTACCGGTTGCATTGCATCAGTATATTTTTCATATGCTTTTTCGGCTGCGTCTGCCATTTTTTCATTGGCTTTTTCGCTTTCCTCTGCTAATCTTTCTACCCACTCATCAAAGGTTTCTATCTTATTGCCAAATTCATCCAATGCAGTTTTAGCTTCATCTGTTTTAGTTCCAAGTTCTCCTATTGAATCAGTTAAATTGTCTACCCCGGTAGTTGCCCCTTCGGCTTTTTCCCCTGCTTCTTCTGTCGCTTTTGCCAATTCATTTGTCGGTATAATAATCTCTTCTGTTTTCTCTTCATATAAACCTAATTTTTCTAATACCCATTTAACTTTATCCCATAACCAACCGAGTGCCTCTTTTACTTTATCTACCACTGCAATAGTAAAATCTCTAATACCACCAAAATTAGTAGTCCAGGCTAGATATAAGGCCCCCGCTGCAGCGATAGCCATACCGATAGGATTTGTAAGGGCCAGACTTCCCACTAACTTTAAGGCAGTCCCCACCGCAATTATAGCCCCCTTCATCTTCATAAAAGCAGAAACTGCCATTAAAACGGGGCCACCTACCGCAGCTAAAACCCCCAGGGTTGCCACTACTTTTATGATCATCTCTACTAATGGTTTATGAGCCTCTGCCCAGTCTTTGATTCTTTTAATTAATTCAACTGCTTTTTCTGCTAATTTAGTAGCTAATGGAATTAATATTTCTCCAATTTTTTTACCAAGTGCGCCTATACTTTCTTTTACATCAGTCATCCGGTCATTAAGATTTGCTGCTGCTTCTGCCGTTTCAGTATCCCATACTAAGCCCAATTTTTTAGCTTTTTCCATTAAGTCTTCAATTCCTTCTCCACCCTCTTTTAAAAGTGGAAGTAATTGAGTACCATATCTTGCCCCAAATATTTCGGTAGCCAGGGCAATCTGTTTTGTCTCGTCTGTCATGGTAGATAATTTTGTGGCAGCTTCCTTCAAAACGTCAACTGTATCCCGCAAATTACCTTCTGTATCAACGACTGATATATTTAAATATTCAAAGGCTTCTAAAGATTCTCCTACTCCCTGTGCAGCATCATTCATACCGCGAGCTAGATATCTTAATGACTTTTCTACTGTATCAAGGTCAGATCCACTAATTTTGGCAGCGTATCCTAAAGCAGATAAAGCCTCTACTGAAACATTGGTACGCTTGGCCATCTTGTCATAGGTATCACCTAATTGAGTAGTTTTTATAACTATTGCTGTAAATGCAGCAGTAATCGCCCCACCTACAATGGTCATGGTCCTGCCGACTTTACCAATTTTTTCAGCAAATTTATCTACTTGGCCACCAGCTTGACCCAAAGCCCCGGTTAATTTAGAAGCATCTCCCAAAATATTGATCCAAATATCAGCCAATTATTTTTTCACCACACATTATTTATTTATTTTTTTGACTATGTTATAATAATAACCAAATTAGGATGTATATTATTATGAAAAAGTGTATTTTAATTTTAATTGTTTTATTGTTCTGCACTCTATTAATCGGCTGTTCAAATTCAAAGGATTCTATAACCCCGGAAATAATCAAAACTATAAAATCTATGACAGATGGTAATGAATATGTATTCATCGATAAAATTGAAAATGAATCTAATTATCTTAGTATTTTTGTTGAATTTCTTTTTGAGCCTGAATCATATTCACAAGTTCAATCTTTTACAGATGCTATCTGTGAAGACTGTTACCGCATTTTCAAAAATCATAATATCAATAAATCTATTAATGTTTGGGGTTACCGTTTAAAAGATAAAGATCTTACAATTATGTATGGTAAAACCCATTACGATAGACATTCCGGTAAATTTGAATTTAAAACAGCCAAAGAACTTAATTTATAACTTTTTTAATCCTAAAAAAGCCAATTTCTGTTCATATATTTTTATTGCATCTGGCAATAAATCATATATTTCATCTAATGGGATTGACAATACTTCTTGATAGCCATAGCTATAAGCCACGCCAAATATCTTTATTATTTCTTGCCAACCCCCATATTGAAATATTTGGTTAGCCCAGAATTGTCCATTATCTCATTTTGGACTCTTTCAAACTCAACGATATCTATCAAATCATCAAATTTTTCAATAGTTAATTTTGCTTCCGGATTGAATTTATTAATCGTTTCAGCCAATATATAGGAAGTGGCATCCATATTGTCTAACTTTTTTTCTTCTTTGGCTTTTAGTATTTTTTTAATAGCCCCCAATTTTAGATAATTAATAATATATTCCTGATTACCAATTTTAACTTTAGCCATAATTACTCCTTTCTTTTATTATAATTCTCCAGAATACCCTTAAATTGCTAACCTGAATGTCCTACATAATGAAATTTTACTCTACCTTTAGTATGATGGTTGTAGATTAATTAGCTTTGCTTTAATCGCATGTAAAAACCCAGCAGTTGCATCATAATTGGCCTTCGCGGTAACTGCACAGGTCAATCTTCCCGGTCCACCCATATTAATTGGGAAAGCCTTATATTGAACTTTAGGCATATCGAGTTGTAGAGTATATTTTACTGGATCATCACATACCGCACCTTCAAACTTCACCTGGAAAGCCTGTTCTGAACCATCTAAAAACTTGTTATATTCAGTTCTATCAATAAAATCAATTACAAAATTAATTGGTGTAACTCTAAAACCATCCCTGATAATACTTCTGGGTATTACAGTATGATTTAAAGTGTATCTTGCTTTGCAGGCATTGTTATAATTTATTCCGAAACTCAATATGTCATTATTAATAACCGGTGAATCACCTATTGATATTACTGCATTATTCCAGAGAAATGGGTTAGTAGTCTCAAGAGCTACAGAAGTCTTTGCTACATCACCTAAATTTTTGGAAATAATTCCGCAAGTTGCTTTTAAGATCTTATCAGTAGTAGAGAAATTCAAGGCTAAAGCGTTTACTACTCCACCTAAAAACTGGAAAGAATCCCCTTGATCCCGATAAACTTCAAAAGTATAAGGATTAAGTGGACAGTCAACATGAAAATCATCCAGTCTGGGAATAAATATATGTTGTTTAGCATTAGCGGCAGACCCTTCAACTACCCTTCTCACATCATCAATATTGATAGTAAATTCCCCTTTATCGGTATGCATTTTAACCCCAAGACTGATTATTTCATCAAAATTAGTCATAGTCCCCAAAGCTATAGTGCATTCCTTTTCAACCCCAGCAACTAAAGCAGGAATATCAACCGATTTTAAAGTAGTACCTTCAACACCTCCACAATTAGCCACTTCACTAAGCATAAAGATTAAATCTCCCTCGGCACAATCAACAGATGATTTTATCCAAATTTTAATATGAGTATCCAAATGCATATCGGTCAAAGCCACTGCCTCGGTAGCCAAAATATCATCAGCAGATACATCAACAGTAACCTGCAATTTAATTGATTTTGTTCCTTTTTTGAACCAAATCGTATCTACCCCAGAAATAACTCCACCATCTACCAATTCATTCCAGGCATCTTCACAATCCTCTAATTCGGTTTCATCTGTTCCGGCAGGATCTGTATCTGGCACATCAAAAGCACTTCTTAAAATAGCCCCCAAACTTACAGGGTGAACTTCTATTACGACATCACCAGCGAAAGCCCTTTCCCCCTGGTATGATTTTGGCTCATCGGGCACTCCCCTCTGTGCAGCAGATAATACTTCTTCAATATTAGCAATAAGAGTTTCACTAACAAATGGTAGATAAAATTCATTGTCACCTACAACCTTTTCACCCCAGGTAATCTCTTTTTTAACTCCAATAAATCCTTTATTTCCTCCTGGCATTGTTAATCATCTCCTTTCTTTTTAGATTTTTTAACTTTTTTCTTTTTCTCTTTAACCTTATCAAAATAGCCAGAATCTAAATATTTTTTTGCCCTTGATTCGTCATTGGCTACTACAAATTGGCCAGGCTCAAAAACACCTAATCCGACTATCTCTAATTCACGATCACGGTTATATTTTAATTTCATAAATAGCTCACCTTCTTTTTTATAATTCTGGAATAACAGTAAATAATAATTTCTTCTTATGTGGGCCCGACCAATCCCATATTACTATTAATTGAGTAGTGGTTTTTAGAGATGGATCAACTTCCCAATCATAATAATATTGAGCATCAGTCCCTTCAACCAACTCGGGAGCAGCAGGAATTAATAATACAGTGCCATCCAACTTGCAGACCGACACAGTTATGCTCGTAGGGGCTTCCTCTAGGCCCACTAGATTCTTAATAGTTGCTTTTAATCTAATAGTATCTCCAATCAAATAATCCATATTAATACTACTCCTCTATTGATAAAATAGATTCATTTCCATATATTGATAAATCCGATTCATTTTTATATATTGACAAAGTACTCTCGTTACAAAATACTGATAAGACTGATTCGTTTACATCAACTGACAAGACAGACTCATTTGCATATATTGCCATTAATGTAGCGTATAGAAAGTTATAAACAAGGATACAGATAGCCTCTCCTGAATAGATGAAGAGTCCACTTCCTACATATTCATATATATATGCCCCTTCGTAGATGCAAATTGCAGTTCCTGAATATACAAATTCCCCACTGCTTACGTAAACAAAATCAACTGTATAATCTTGAGTGGCTTCTCCACTATAAACAAAGCTGCCACTTCCTATATAAGATAATCCTAAACTATCAAGGCCCGTTCCACCAAAGTTGTAAGCTCCACTTCCTACACAAGTAAAGCCAACTATTGATATCGCACTACCCGAAAAGGTTAGATCTCCACTTGCTGTATATAAATGGTTAAGCGTATAAGATATGGTTGCTTCACCCGAGTATGTTAAATCTCCGCTACCTGTGTAACTAAAAATCTTTGTATAGGATTGGGGTGCAGTCCCACTAAATACAAACTGCCCACTTCCCACGTACTCAAAATCTACACCAACAATCGTATATTCACATATTGCTGCACCTGAATAAGTAAATTCACCACTTGCTGTGTATAGAAAATCAGTTGTATAGACTTGTGTTACTGTTCCAGAATATGCTAACGAACCACTACCCGTATAGGATAATCCTACCTCATAAGAACCTGTACCGCTATAATTAAAAGAGCCAGTTCCTGTTGTGCTAAAGATCTTAGTATAAACTTGGGTTGCTTCCCCTGAATAAGTGAATTCTCCGCTACTCGTATAGGCAAATCCTAAAGTATAAGTTCCCTCACCGCTAAAGGTAAAAGACCCATCTGCTTCATGACTAAAGTTGTATGTATAAGATTGCTCGGCAACGCCTGAATAGGCAAGTTCCCCGCTTCCTGAAAATAAGAAATTACATAAATAGGAAAAGATTGCTTCTCCTGAATATATTAACTCACCGATTGCCGTAGATAAGTAATCCCGTGTGTAGGTTACAACTGCCTCACCGGAATAGGCAAGTGAACCACTACCCACAAAGGCAAGTCCAAAGATTATTACTGCATCCCCAGAAAAGGCTAATTCTCCACTACCCTCAAATAAATAATTTTTTGAATAAATCTGATCAGCAGTTCCTGAATAGGCAAATGTTCCAGTACCCACATATTCAAATTCGGTAAAAAGCCTATATCCTCTATCACTGGTTGATATCTGCTGGCTTGCCCCAGTAGCATTTATTACACAACGATAATATCTTCCACTTCCGTCAGCAGGTGCTTCGGTATCATTATAAGAAGGAGTAGTAGCACCATTTATATTTGAATAATTAGCGTCACTATCTGCAGCACTTCTTTGCCACTGATAGGTTAGTGTCCCTTTTCCTCGAAACCCTGTATCAGTTAAACTATCCTCACTTTCTCCCACAGCATTTTTTGCTCTTACTTTATAGACATGAACAGTTCCGTAACTAACTGATTGCCCAGATAGAGATAAAGCCACGTGTTCGGTATATTCTCCATCCGAAGCTAATGCACTCCCCGGAGTAATCGTAGGGGCATCTGCTCCAGTATCGTCATAAGTAGCCACATCTCCCAACCAACCAAGAGGAGTGCCATCTCTATAAACCTGATAAGCTGTCGCTCCATCAGATTTAGTCCAGGTGATTTGGACTTTATCAGTATAAGCACCATCAGTAGCTTGCACATTGGTAGGTGGATCGGGAATAGTTATTCCTACTCCATAAAGACTAAATGCATAAAGAGCTTTCGACGTAAAAGTCGTTGCAGTGCAAGGAATATAGTCACCTGTTTTATACCAATATCCATCTGTGCCACCGGAGGTAATTTCAAAAGCATATCCATCATAAAAGCACCCAATGTAATCTCCTGCTTCCACATCCAAATTTACTGTGATTTCTCGATATCCACTTCCAATAGCTCCAACATTATGATAGCTCCTTGTAGTAAATTGGTTTGTACCTACCTTATCGAAAATACCAATCTGGAGGTTGGTGAAACCTTGGTCACTATATACTTGTATTTGGGTTATTCTTCCTGTAGCATTTGCAGGATTTGCCTTCAAAATAATAGTTTTGGGATGTGCAAGTGCCGCATTTCTATTTATTGCAGAAGTTCCTATATCGATAGCAACTAAATCTAACCTATTTACCCTTTTTAATTTATCTATTCTATTGTCAAAGAGCGTAAAATCAATTTTATGTTTAAACCCACAATGGGGACAGACTAATATATTATCTTTTTTGTGTTTAAAAATATTGCCCTTAAAATCATATTCCTTTTTACAAGAACAACACCTTATCAATTTTGTGATAGTATTTTTTTTAGGGATTGGTTTAATCCCAATAAAAATCTTCCCCATAATCTACTCCTTTTATCCTGTTAGCGTATCTCCATATTATTCTCCTATTCTCCGATAAGTTTCACAGTAATTTTTTCTGTTCCACCACCACTCGGAAGGGTGTGTGGTGCATCGGAAAATCTTTCTGCCCATAGTAATCCTGTACCCGCTTCATCAGTTATGTAATAACCGTAATGACTACCCGCGCCAGTCAAAGTGAAAGTTTTTTGTGGTTGCTCTGCTGTGGTAACTCCTGTATCTGTTCCAACTGTCCAATCCGCTTTTGCTAAATCTATTGCTGTATATCCTGCGGTATCTGCTTCTGTAAACTCTCCTACAATACTTCCTTCGACTGGTGTATAATCATTTTTGAAAAGTTTTAATTTTAGTACATCTCCTGGTGCAATTTTATTTAAAGCATAACTTAATAGTAGGACTTCTCCTACGTCTGGTACTAATAGTGTCATTTTTTCTCATCTCCTTTCTTTTTTTTTTATTCTCTAGTTACAAAGCTCTGCCTTAAAGTTATTTGCATATCAATCCCTACCCCCCTAAACGGATAAGAGTCAAAATCAAACCTGGTATTCGGGAAGCTAAAATATAGACATTCGTTATCCAAATCAATGTGCCCACCCAGGGCTTTTTTAATATCGAAATTCAAATCAAGTACCCCTTTAGTGGCAGCATCCCCGACTATCTGCTTATCTACATCAAAGATCTTTACATAAGCCCAGATAGTAACGGTGAAATTTATCTCCGTATTATGGGGCATAGTTACCGCCTCTTCCGGTGCATTGGTAGGCTCCATGATAATACAGGGGAAATTATTAACCGGGATATTATCCCTAGTCCCTGAATAGACTATTTTAATATAGGTTTTTAAAACAATATCCTCTTCCAAAATGGTTTTAATCTTATTCCAGATTGCCTCTAATTTCACCTTACTATCTCCTCTAGATAATCATTAAAAACCCTGACTATATTTTTCTTATCCTCTTCCTGGAAGAGTAAAAATTTACGTTGTGGTATCTTGGCCGTTCTCTCTTTCTGGTGAACGTGCATAGCAAAGACATCTTCCCCGGTGCCCGGATCAACCCAATGCAAAGCCTTAGCTTTTACCGGGTAGATATCCCTGGCCGGTATCTTAATCGAACCGCCTTCTTGATGTATTCTCATATAATCGCGCCGGGTTCCTATTTGTACTTTTTGATCGGATACGACTTCATAAGTAATAGACCCCTTCCCCATTCCGGTATCTTGCAGGATCTTCGCCCCCCTTCCTTTTTTTCTCCGCATGGCAATAGTCATAGGTGAAAGTGGAGCCCACCTTTTGGGCCTACCCTCTGCCCTAAAGTTTTTATCGATAGATCTTAGCATTAAAATCCCGCACCGCTTTAAAGGAACTCTAAGATCTTTAGCTTTATTCCCGGCTTTTCTTAATAGAGCCTTTACTTTCTCATCATTTTTAATCTCATAACTTATCAATGCTCCGTTAGTCATCGGCCAAATCCTCTAACTTATTAGGATCAGTTTTCCAGTTAGTTTCATCCCTCTCGTCAAAAGTCCGTTTATAATCTTTAGTACTAGATTGAATAATTCCCACTTTTAGAGTAATACCTTCAATCTGTAAAGTACCTTCAGCAATTTTTTTAAGCGTCTCTTTTGCCTCTTTGTATCTGTCAATCCACTCGTTGGTACTTGGCATTTTACCTGAATACAACCCTCTCATAACATAATAAGAGGCAATATCTTCGGCCAAAGATTCCACAATTGCCGGGATAGTCTCTAAGGCATCAAGGGCAGCCAACAGATCAGATGAAAAGGCTGCCCTTATTTCTGCGTCAGCTTTGATAATAGCCTTAGCTAACAGCCTAGCAGGTATATCGGTTGCTGACATATTCAAATTAGTTAATACGTCAGTGGTTTTACAAAAAGCCATCTAAATCTCCCTTACCATTAGAGGGAGAGAACATAATCCTCCCCCTCTGATTTTATTTATTAAGTTATTGCTGGGGATATTCTATATCCACAAGCAACGCAAATCAATTTTTCGGTTTCTATATCGCCTACTTCAAACCAATCACTATGTTTTGTTTCTATTCTTGCCCTTCTGGTTTGAAATTTTTGAGACTGGAAGGTATAACCTAAAGAGAATTTCTTAATTCCGGGTCTAGGTTCTACATAGGCCAATATGGCATTCTTACCCCAGAGATAAGATAAAACCGCAGCCTTACCTTCTTTGGCTGTATTATAACCAGCATTACCGACTATTACTTTTTCTATTCCAAACAGACTGGCCATAAGATCAGTAGTAAGTACGCCTTTTTGACTATATTTAATCAGTTCCAAAATTTTAGGATGGTGTTTCAACTTATCGTAAACAGCCTTTCCCAACAGCAATACATTGGGTTCTCTAAAGATTACTGCATGTATAGCAGCTTTTGCAATCTCAATATCAGCTATTGGATCAATAGTTTCAGTAGTATAATCACTCCAGACTCCATTTGTTGGAGCATTAGCTGTTAAACTTGCTTCTAACATATCTTTGATCCTCATCTCTAAACCTAAAGTAACAATATCAGTTAAAAATTCTATAGTATCTACTTCAAGATTTAGAGGTTTATCTGCGTTGTCCCTCTCTATATCATCAATTAAATCATTTAAGGCATGCTCATCACATACATAGCCATCGGTAGTTACTTTCCAATCCACAGTCCTTGATTCGGTCTTAGGGGCCCTTAAAGTTAAAGGAATCCTAAACCGATTAGCCTTAGAATCATATATATAATATATATCCGATTTCTTTTTTACCGGTACAATCGGCATTATTTGTGTTCCCACATAGGCCGCATTACGGTACATTATGGAAATATTAGTTAAAACTTGGTCAATATGAACATTTTCAGGTTCTGGCATTTAATTTCACCTCGATTCTTTTATTAAATTATTTATTAAGCGCCAACAATAAGATGCAGTTTAGTAATTAAAACCTCTATTATTTCATCTGCACCTCCGGCAGTTTCCAGAGCTATTGCTCCGACATGATCTTTGTCTGCGTTTGCTAATACTCCGTGTCCACTGGTATCAGTAGCTAAAAGTGCCATTTCGCTGACCCCTGCACTCATAACCAATTTACTTGTACCTAATAATCTTACCCTGGCAGCTTTAGTATCAGCGGGAGCATTCTGTAAAATTCCAATAGAAAGCTCTTTGGCAACACCACAAGCGACAATACCACCAGACCCATCAAGTTTTACAAAGTGATATTGTAAAGTAGTTAGGTCTGCACCAGCTTTAAAACTTATATCTAAAACACCGGCAGCTTGAGACATTATCTAACACCTCTCTTCTTTAATTAATTTTATTAAATTATTTTTTCTTTTTAGATCCTTCTGTTGAATCTAGGACAGCTAATACCGCATCGCGGTAAGATATATCTTTATGCTCATCCATGTACTTCTGGACCTTCTTTTCTTCCGGAGTTAATTTATCTTCGCCTTCTTCCTCTTCTTCTTCACTTTTACTGAGTTCAGTAAAAATAGAATCTGAAAAGTTCGGTTGTAACTTTATAAATTCTTCCAGAAGATTACGCTGAGAAATTTCTGTCTCTTTACCATCTGCGGTAAATTTGATCTTCTTTTCATCAGAAGCCGACTCTATAAGAGCCATCATAATATCCTTCTGTTTAGGAAGAAACCGCATATTGGTCTCTGAGCAGTTAGTATCGATAAAAGATTTTATCTCAGCTTCCCTTTTTTCCTTATCAGTTTTAGCTAACTTAGATTCGGCCTCTTTAGTCTTCTTTTCCTCAGCCTCGAATTTAGTCTTATAATCCTCACCAGCCTTAACTTTCTCATCTACCGCTTTTTTATCTTTTTCTATTTGCTCATAATCTTCAACAGAAACGAATTTCTTACCATCCATTTCTGTTATTATGACTTTTTTATCACCCATATCTAGATACACCTCCTTTCTTATTTTATTTTTTTTATCCTTTAACTCAGGATATACTATTAAATCAGCTTCCTTATTAACATCATACAGGGCAGCAATATCCTTTAAATTGGTTACCGCTGGTAGATCAGCCCCCAAAAAAGCTATTGCTGAAAGGACCTTTTTATATACTTTTTTGGTACTAGGCTCGGTATAATCGGTCAAGATCTCACTCGATATCCTCTTGTAAGCTCCGTTTTTGATTAATTGATATAAGACCTTAGGCACTTCCTTTATATCTACCAGAATTTTATCCCCTGCCCTCTTTAATTTGGTGATCCAGCCACCGGCCGGCAATCCTGTTCTTTGTAATAGCGCCTGTTTATCGCCATGCCCCAATTTTACCTTTGGTTTTAACTTATCGATTATTTCGTTGGTATCATTTACGATACCGTCAAGATCCTCACCGGTTATCTTATTACCTTTCCATATTCCAATACCAAATATCTCAACATCTTTTAACTCATAGGTCTGGGAATAATTTTCCAATATCGCCAGTTCCATAGTGTTTAAATTCCCCTGGGTTTCGGTTTTAATCCAGTTACCCTCTTTGTCTTTTTTCCAACCTGCTTTTTTTAATGCTGCCCAGGCTGTAGCGTTGGCCAGACCTTCTCTTTCCGGCCTATCTTTATATTGCTCCCAGGCATTATTATAAATATCAATCCAGGTTTTTTGGGCTTCGGCCGGTAAACCTTTTATCCCTTCCGGGATATTAGTGGGATATTTATAAGGCAATCTACTCATCTCCTTCCATACTTATAAAATTTTTACCCTTCATCGGTAAAGCTCTAGCCTTTAATTCTGGTTTAATCGGTTCATATTTTTCGTATATAGTTACTGGCACTAAAGTTGACCTACAATCAAAATGTAATGGTGGAGTAAACCTGGCAATATCAGGATCACCCTGCTCAAATACCTGGCCATCAAGTGCCTCGCAAACTTCGGTAGTCCGTTCATCAATTATGGCTGAAAACATTACCCCGGCCACCATTTCTTTTACATCTTTATCCTCCATCATATCTAGTCGGCCCTGATTGTAGGAATCTGAAAAATTAGTCCGTACTATTGTTTCTAAATGGTGAGGGGTTAATAATTTTCCTTCTCTGGTTTCTACTCCCGGAGTTCCTATAAATTTTTTAAAGAACTGATCTAGTAAAAACATAATTTCTGGGGTAGTCGAGCCATTCTTCATCCCGGTATATAATATTCCTTTGGCATCTTTTAAAATGGCATCCCTTGCTATCCCGGCGATCCAAAAAGATTTATTTTTTAAATATTGCAATGCTTTCTCTGGGGGCAGACCCACAAATCTTTTAATTTTTAATTCACTTTCTACCTCATTCACACCATATCTAAATAATTTCTGTAGCCATTTCTTAACACAATCTCTAAATTCACCCACATAAGATAATTGTAATTTTTCCACTTCCCGGGCATTTTGGGATTCCATTATCTTGACTTTAATAATCGATTTTTTAAGTGCCTCTTTTTGTCTAGTTAAAATCTCTCCAAGTTCTTCTTTTGCCTCCACTTCAAAGTTATCTAAATTCTTTACTATCCTGGTAAAGTTACATTTCTTCTCGTATTGATTAGACTGCCTTTTTAGTTTGGCTTGATAATCTTCTGTAAAGCCCCCGCCTTTCGGTTTAGGTTCAGGTAAAACTATCCCTTCTTCTTTGGCCGGGATCTTCAGGAATCCTCGGACCCACTCTTCCTCTGGATTGATCAGCCCGGCATCGACTAACATTTTGGCAATCTTGGCCTTTGCTTCCTGGTCCTCTTTGATCAGTGATTCAAATTTAAAATAGGGATATTTAGGTTGAGAGAAATTAAAGTCTATCAACCGCTTTATAATCTGTTCCCGGACTATGGTATCTTCGGTTTCCGTACCTAAATAATCAAGGATATAAATAAAGATATCAAAATGTGTTTTTGATAAGGCCCATGAGCCTTTTTCTCCGGTGTCCATTAAAAGAGTGCCCACCAGTAAAGATCTGGCAATCATAGCATTATTGGTATCAAAGGCTGACTTATATCCTGCATCCCCCCTTCTGGTAGCTTCTAAAAGTTCAGCTTCCAAATTTTTGGGCATAACCATTGCAGTATCGGTCTGGATATTTTTTAATATATCTAAATATTCATCTTGCTTAGTTTTGGGAGTGCCAGATTCATAACGACCTATTACAGTGGGCTGGCCAAACTTTTCTAAAAAGATATTCCAGAATCTTTGAATGATATCATTAGAGAAATAATACCGGTAGGCAGCCCTGAAATCGCTTTCACCATATAAGCTGTCTGCATCGTCATCATTAGGATTATAGGCAAAGAGAATAAATTTATTGATAGGTAAAGGCTTATTGCCCGATTCAATCAAGCCTTTTTCCTCAACGTTGCCATGCTCATCACATTTAAACATATAATTTACAGCTTTCCGGACTTTGATATTATCAATCCCGATCATCCCCTTAAATTCTCCGGTGGGAAGAATCTTATAATTAATTTCGGCCACCGAATAACCGTCTCTCATGGCATTCCATATTTTAAGTAGGGCGTTATTTACATTACCCTTCATATCTGAAAAACAATGCTTAATAAATTCAGCCTGTCTAACCGCTTCCTGATCATCCTCATCTTCCGGCCTGATATCCCAGGGGGTAGACAACCGGGAATGTTTCTTTAGCATAAAGACGGCTTTAACCTGGCCATCCCGCCTCTGCATTTTTCTATATATTTCCAAGCCCTTTTTTTCTACTAGATCATCAGGATTATAAACAGGAAGATTGCCAATGCCCCAGATATCAGTACCGCTATGACTTATTTCGCCCATATCCGGTTTAACTAATTTCGTTATGGTATCTTTAGTGTTTTGAAATATATCTTTTAAATCCATATAGCCCTAAAATGTTCCTTATTTTATTTTTTATAGATTCAGAACCCAGCTTACAAAAACGACAAATCCTATAAACAGACATATAATCACAAAAATTATTTGAGTCCATCCAAATTGTATTTTAAACATATAAATCACCTTTTTATTTTTTCTACTACCTTCCTAAATAAAAAAAAGATCCAAATAAGAACTGTTTTAAACACCTCATATTGGCTCTCCGCAGTCAATCAAATCGTTAAGTATATTCCGGTGCTCGAATGAGAAACAGAATATTATTTTTTTTCACAATAGCATAAAATTATTTATAAGTCAATTTTTTACTTTACATAATGATAATTGTAACCCCTCATTACCAATCTTGTTCGGCACTCGGTCGTTTCCCAGCACCCTTCCCTTCAATAATAGACTCCAATTCTTCCGGAGCAATTAACGCCCCATAGCTGGCCATAGCCAAAGCAATGGCCAAATCGATTTTTTTGGTCCCCGATTTTTTAACGATTCTCCAACCCCTAGTAGAATAGACTACCTTACAATTGATAAGGGACAGTCTAAATTACTCCGACTCATAGAAATTTATCCCTCGGTTTTTAATCTGATTAAAAAGGCATTGGGAGAAAGCTATACAATTCCCCTGAGTCTGGGGCAATTCCACCATATTGATATTTTCTTTTCTAAGATCCTGAGATAACTGTATCGCTTGGTAGGGATCAAAATATAAACTTTGAATATCATAAATTTCAGATAATTCGACTAGGTATCTTTTGACATCATCAAATTGTAATTCTTCTATCTCTGTGGGGATATAAACTTTGTGGTCCACCGAAAAAATTTTATTATTAATCTTGCCTACGCCACAAATAGCGGTATAGTCATTTCTATATCCCACATCGAGCCCCACCCATATAGGAATTTTTTTCTCCGGCCTTTGGATTAATTTATAATCAATGCAAGCTCTAAAATCTTCATCAGTTATAAAAGAATCTTCTTCACTTATCCATAAATTTTTATGCAACCGCTTGAATAGATTGGGTCTCATTCCCGGTTTATGTTCCTGGCTATCTAAATATTTATCAGTCACGAAAGAAGAGGGATTAGCTTCCTCTCCCTGCTTGATATAGAAATAGCTTTCCGGAGTATTCCCTTTCTCCGATTCTTTGACTAAATCCCACAAGATCCCTTCTTCTGATCTTCCGGCAGTAGAGGTTATCAGAATCAAAGGGTACTTATATGTCGGAGATAACTGCAATTCGTCAAAAAAGAACCTTAAAGAATCTGTGTCGAAGGAGGCCAACTCGTCAATACAAATTAATAGGCAGTTAAGCCCAGCGCTTGATCGAAAAGAAGAACTTAGACATCTCAAAATCGTTCCGGTTTTAATATTCTCGATATAATCGGCATGGATTCGGCACTTTCTATTGAGTTTCGGATTCTTTCCGATCATAGAAACAATTTTCCGATAAGTAATAAAACTGGATTGGTCCTTACTATTAGAGCAAATATAAATCTCACCGGGCTCCTGACAGGTTAAGAACCAACTCAAAACTATTGCCGAAAAGGTAGACTTACCGTTTTTTTTGGCCAGGCTTACAACAATCAATCGAGGCCTATTCCTATAGAAGCAATCTGTAAAAACCTCTCGCTCCCAATCTTCAAGTGTAATTAGTTTTTGCCTCTTTTCGGGTAGATAGATCTCTTTTTCTGCAAATTGAATTATATCCTTCTTGTATTTCAGGAAAGAAAAGCCTCTATCCCTGCTGACCTTTAACTTTTCTGGCCACCTTAATTTCAAGTTATCAAGTTTTCTCTTCTTGGCTTCTAGAGTCTTAGCCTGATAACTTGATTTCGGTCGGAACTTTACATTCTTAGCGATAATGGATCACCCCTCTAAAATACTCTTAAAAACGATTCTAAACCCCTTCTAAGCGTCAATCTTACATACCTACGTATGATTTTATGCACCTTATATAAACCTAAAATCTTAAAAATAGCCTAAAGATATGATAAATAAAGCTTTTTCATTAATCTAGCTAAAAATAAAACGCAATATAAAGCGTTTTAAGGGGGGTCAAAAAAAACTCGCTTGTCTTTATACCTATTTTTTAGCTTTTTTAATCAAAAACTTGCATACTACAGGTTAAACTCGGGGCCCCGAGCTTAAAGATTCTCAGTGAATACAGTTTTACAGAGAGATCCTTTTTTGACCCCCGCCTTTTCGCACATTTCTTCAAATTCTTTTTTGCTGAGATTCCCTTTAGCTGATTTCTTTTTGCGTTTCCGGTAGAGTAGATTCAACCGGGTTTTGACCTCATGTTTCCGGCACCACTCCAAAGCGTGGCCTAACCGGTCATTATTCTCATTGTTTACCATAAATTTAACCACCTCTTTTTATTGATAAAACACATTGAAAGCCCTTTGTTTATAAGGGTTTTAACAACGTCCTATAAGATACCTTATGTAAAGCAAATCTCAATTCCGTTATGGGACATTGAGTTATTTCCTGTTAACTCTATATCTATCCACATACCTAATCTGCTTTTTATCATCGTATCCCTTTCGATTGCGTTCTCCAAAGACCAATATTTTTAATTTGTTGTTAGGCATTTCTTTTAATATAATACAATCCATACAATAATCTACTCTGCTTATACCTATGACGTGGCAACAATTTAATCTATGAGTTGCATCTTTTATTTTTAGTAAATCTATATACGCTTTCGATATTATACTTTTTATTCCCATTCCCATTCTTAAATCCTCCTTTTGATCCCCTTTCATTATAAAAACAATATTTATGTTCTAACCCTCTTTTTTTCCTAAAAAATGTAGTTAAGGCTTTTTTTAGCATTATACAGAATCCCTCATAAAACAAAAAGCTAACTCTCTTTTTTTTTAATTTTTTAGCGAAAGTTATTTTATTTTTAGCTTATTTTCGAGCATTAGAAATAATAACTGTTTTATAGCCCTGTAACCCTTATGAATAAGGGCTTTCAACACCCCCCAATATCCCCTTAAATTATTTTTAGCCCCATTCAGCAGGTTTGGCTAATGCTCTTTTTTTTCTGAAAAATAGAAATTCATTTTTTTTATTTTGAATTCTTTTTCTTTTTTTTCAAGAATTTTACTTTTATAATTTCAAAAAATTCTATTTTGTTTTTCTCCGGAAAATTCTTTTTGTGATTCTAAAATTTTCTATTTTGTTTTTCTTCAAAAAAAGATTTACATATTTTCAAAAAAATCTATTTTGTTTTTTCACGAAATACAATTTCCATAATTTTGAAATTTTCTGTTTTATTTTTTGTTAAAAAGAAAATTACATATTCTTAAAATTTTCTGTTTCTTTTTTTGTTTAAATTTTACTTTTGGAATTATTGGAAAATATCCTCATTTACGGTAACACAAAATCTACGAATAGTAACACCGGAAGCCTCCTCTATATCCCGAATCCGTTAATAACCTCTTTATTTTCGTCATCATCAATCCCGATATATCTGAAAGTTACCTTAATATTCCGGTGATTCAATAGGTTAGAGATCCTCTCAATGCTTATTCCCTGCATTCGTAAGTGGTAGCCAAAGGTCTTTCTAAGCGTATGACCGCCAACCTTACAGTTAAGGCCTGTATCCTTACACCATTTATTTATTAACTGGTAGGCCCTGATCCTGGTAATCGGTTTATTCTCTTTTGATTTCTCATTGGTGAATAGGTATTGGTCCAGATCGAATATATCAGTCTTTTTAAGATAATGATTTATAGCTTCTTTGATCTGCTTATTAAAATGCACCTTCCGGGTCTTTCCGGTCTTTTGTTCTCTGATATCCAAATAATCTTTCAGATCCCCCCGGCTATTTTTGACATCCCCAAGTCTCAGAGATAATATATCCCCGATCCTCAGGCCGGAGTTAATACCAAAAACAAATAACAAATAATCCCTCGGATTCTTCTGCCGGTATAGGTTTCCCCTAATCTGTTTTATTCGGTTTTCTGACCTTATCGGTTCAACGATATTCATACTAAATAACCCCCTTTATTTTGTTTAATCTATCTGACTAAATCATAACATAGGTTAAACAAAAAGGCAAGTATTCT